CGATGCGTCTGTCGTCATCATGAACCCGGCGGACTTCCTCGCTGCTATGAAGGCGAAAGACTCCAACCAGCAGTATTATGGCGGCGGTTACTTCTCCGGCGCTTACGGTAACGGCGGTTACGGCGTGCCGACGGCGATTTGGGGCGTTCCGGTCTTTACCTCTTCTGCAATCACTGCAGGCACCGCGCTTGTGGCGGCCCGTGAAGCGGTCAAGATCTGGAGAAAGGGCGGACTTGACGTCAAGCTCTATGAGCAGAATGAAGACGATGCGATCTACAACAGAGTAACTCTGATTGCTGAAGAGCGTCTCGCGGTTGCTGTTACCGATCTGAACGGCGTCTGCAAAGTATCCTGAGATAGCTGAGAGGGGGCGATCTGTATGATGAAAATTTACCTGGTAAACGGGTTCACAAGACAGTTCGAAGAAGGGACTCAGCCGGAAGGGGCTGTCGAAGTCAAGACAGAAACCCCCGAAAACAAGGCTGCAGCTGCATCGACCAAAGCTAAGAAACCGGCGAACAAAGCGCGCAAGGCGGTGACGAAATAATGGCACTTCTCACAACATGGGGCTACACGCTCACGGGCGTTGATTCCCTTGAAAACTTTATGACCATTGAGGAGTTCGACACGTTCACCGATCGGAAGTACAGCCGGAACTATGACAAGATCAGTGCGGAGATTTCCGCAGCATGTGCGGCGGTCCGGAATTTTGTCGGATGGCATCTCGGGCCGTCACTCGCTTGCGAACTGTCAACGACGTTTCTTGATCAGAGGGTTTCGAGGGTCGGAGGCGATGCTCTCATCCAGCTTCCGGCCCGGTACGTGACCGAGGTCGAATCCGTACAGATTGACGGGACGGAGTGCGAAGCATATGTGCTCGATCCGTCCGGCCTTCTGCGGGTGATCGGCGCGTGGCCATCGTCATATTATGCGCCTGTGAAGGTGGCATACACGGCAGGCCTTCCGGAAGTGCTGATGGCTCCCATCAAAGAGCTGATAGCGCACCGGGTAACGCATGCGGTCGCGGTTCCTTCGGGGATCACCTCGGAGGCATCCGGCGGCGTGTCGGTGACATATAACGCGAACTGGATCAACAACAGCAGGGCGACGGCTCTTGCCGGTGACAACAAAGAGCTGCTGATCCCGTACAGGGTACAGGGGGTGTTCTGATGCCTCTTATATCGTTTTGGACGCAGACAATCACACGGCTGAGACCGGCGAAGGACACATCCAGAGGCTCGACGATCTACGACTGGTCGGATCCGGAGGAACTGGATATCCCTGAATGCTCCGTACAGCCTGCAGGCACAACGCTCTCACAGGACGGACGCGTGCAGGGTGTCATGGATGGACTGACTGTTTATGCTCCGGCAGACGCCGACATCCTTCCGGGCGATCGGATCCGATTCGGCGGAAACGTCTACACGATAACAGGCGATCCGCTCATGTGGCCAGGAGCCGCACGGCTCGCACACATGCAGCTTAATTTGCAGAGGTGGCGCGGATGAGCGGGAAACTTACGATCAAGTGGAATCCGGGAGGCTTTGCGGAATGTCTGCAGGGCGTGAGCGGAGAAGTCCAGGCGGCTGCGGAGATGATCGCCGATCGGGCATCGTCTTACACGACAAAGGGCAGCGGTTTCCATGTGGAGATGACGAACGAGCCGAAATATCGCGACTCATCTTATGGCGTGACCCGTCCGGTAGCGTATGTCGTTCCGGATGATGACGAGAGCGCGAAAGAAGAAGCGGAAGACAAGATACTCAGCAAGGCGGTGATGTGATGGTCATTAATCAAAGCATAGATGTTGAGGACGAGATCCGGCAGGCGCTGGACCCGTACCTGACGGCGTATGTGCGACCGCTCCCGGATGAGTATGATCTGCCGCACATTCTGATCACGCAGGTGGGCGGAACGACAGAGCAGACGATTGATACCTTTTCGGTCGTTCTGGATTCCAGAGCGCACACGGAAGCGGAGGCTCTCGGCTATTTGAACCGGGCGGTCGGTATTCTCAAACAGGTGGCAAAAGAGCAGACAACGGCTCTCCGCCATGTAACGGTAAACTCTTCCGGCTCATGGGGCAATGATCCCGTGAGGCCGGATCTTGCGATGTGCTCGGCGCGGATCGAGGTTGTGGCACATCAAATCACTACGGAGGTAAATTAAATGGATGTAAAACTTGGCCTCGGTTTAGCAACTGGGATGTTTTACCATGCTCCGGCTGGTACGGCTCTGCCGACAGATCCGACGGAGACGATTCCGGTAGCATGGAAGCACGTCGGCGATGTGTCCGACGCCGGAATCACTCTTGCGCTGAACAAGAGCACGACGAATATTAAGAACTGGGCGAACAAGATCAAGCGCGTCCTTCTGACGGACCATTCCGAGACAATCCAGTCTCCAATTATGGATACCGTGGAAGAGGCTCTCAAAGCGGTCATGGGCGAAAGAAACGTGACCAATGCGAACGACGTGATCACGGTCAATCTGTCCGATGGCGACCTGCCGCCGGAAGAGGCTTTCCTGTGGGTCATGAAGGACGGCGACGACATGATGATGATCGGATGCTCTCATGGGCAGGTTTCGGCGGTCGATAACGTCACCATGGCACCGGGCGCGGCGATCAACTGGACGCCGACGATCACGGCCATGGGCGATGACGGCTTCAAGTTCATCATGAAAGAGGCTTAATAATATTGATCATTCAACACCATTCGGGGGCGGTTTTTACCGTCTCCGATTTTTTTGAAGGGAGAAACAAATGGCAGAATTTACGCTCAAAAAAAGGGAGGAAGACTGGCTGAAGCTGAATGTCGGCGAAGACAGCTTCAACATCCCTCTTGCCAATAGCATGACATTCGACGAAGCCGCGCTCATGGAAAGCATGACCGGCGCGATCGAATTTTTCAGAAAGTACATCAAAGAAGAAATTGCGAACGCTCTGACGCTCGGCGACTGGAAGGATCTTATCACCGCATGGCGTGAAGCGTCTGAGAAGGTTATGAAACCGGGAGACTCTGAAACGGGGGAATCATAAGCCTCGCGAAGACAGCGATCGAGCATCGCGGGGCGATTGAACGCGATTTGCTGATGTACACAGGCCACGAGCTGCAGGACGTGGGCAGGACGATGTCATGGACGTCGTTCGCGTCGTTTCTGAATCATCTGGATCCGGAAGCGGCACTCGTCCGGGAAATCAACCCGGAAGGCTCGGCATGGGCCACAACAGCGAAAACAAACGCGATATTGGCGGACATCTTCGACATGCTCGCAAATATCAATTCTAACCTTATAGCTTTGGGCACAGGAAGGCCGGCAAAACGGCCAAAGCCATATCCGAGGCCCATCAAGAAGCAGCCAGAAGAAGAGCGTCACTTCGGACGGGATCCGCTCCCGCCGGATGAGCTTAGAAAGTGGTTCGAGGAAAAGAGGAAAAATGCCAGTAGTAGCAAGCGCAACCCTTGAGGTCACACCGGTCCTTGCAGGGGCGCAACAGTCATTAACTGAACAGCTGACAGGGGCTGCGGCACCTGCCGCCGAAGCTGCCGGTAAAGAGTCAGGATCGAAGCTGGGCGGCTCTCTGGTCAAAGGCCTGGCAACAGGCACGGCAGCGGTCGCCGGTGCGGTCGCCGGAGCGAGTGCGGCTATCATCGGCGCGACCGGAGCCACGGCAGAATATGGCGACCAGATCGACAAGGCATCCCAGAAGCTCGGTGTATCGTCCACATTCTATCAGGAATGGGAGGCGGTGCTGCAGCATTCCGGGACGAGCATGGATTCGATGTCGGCGTCGTTCAAAAAGCTGGCCACGGCGTCACAGGATGCGTCTGACGATCAAGTCAAGGCATTCGAGGCGATCGGACTTTCCATGGATCAGGTCGCCAGCATGTCTACAGAGGATTTGTTCGCGTCTGTCGTGGGCGGTCTGCAGGGCATGGAAGAGGGCACAGAGCGCACGGCACTCGCTACACAGCTTCTAGGCCGCGGCGCCATGGAAATGGGCGCGCTCTTCAATACATCCGCAGAAGACACGCAGGGCATGATCGATCGCGTGCACGAGCTGGGCGGCGTCATGGGCGAAGATGCGGTCAAGGCCTCGGCAAGATACCAGGACAGCCTGCAGGACATGAAAACATCGTTCAGCGGGATCAAGAACGGCATCGCCGCGGATCTTCTGCCGGTCATGGCTGATTTTATGGACGGTGTGGGAGAATTTGTTTCCACAACCGACCTGTCTCCGATAACAGACGTTTTAGGCAGTGCCTTCTCAGCTCTCGGCGATTTCATCAGCGGAATCGATATAGAGTCGGTCGGCGACACGATCCAGACGGTTGTCTCCGGCATCGGCGATGTAGTGAGCACCGCGTGGGGCGTTATTCAGACGGTCTTCGGATCACTGCAGACTGCTTTCGGGTCGATCTCGGACGCACTGGGCGAAACAGGCACAAGCTGGAAGGACGTATGGGGCGGCATCCAGGACGTCGTGAAGAGGGCTGCCGACATGGTAGGCGCTGCGATCGAGCTTATAGGCGAGGTCATCGCATGGCTGATCGAACAGGTGCAGACAGACGGCACGATCTTCAATCAGGTGTGGGAAGAGATGCAGACCATCGTTTCGGCGGCTTATGATGTCATCTCCGAAGTCATCGACATGATCAGTGCACTTCTTAACGGTGACTGGTCCGCGGCATGGGAGAGCGCGAAAGCGATCGTGAGCACCGTGTGGGAAGCTGTGAAAAGCATCGTTCTAACACAGTGGGAGACGATCAAAAGCTATGCGCTTAGCATCTGGAACGCCATAAAAGAGGCGGTTTCAAAGCCTATTGAGACAGTAAAGGCGACGCTTTCAAATGCATGGGAAAACATCAAGTCAAAAGCGACAGGGACATGGAACGGCATAAAATCCACGGCTTCCTCAGTCTGGAACAGCATTAAAACGGCGGTGATGAATCCGATCAACACGCTGAAGAGCCTCCTGTCCTCCGCATGGAGCGGCATTAGAAGCACGGCGTCCTCGGCGTGGAGCAGAATCAGGAGCGCGATCACAAGCCCGATCGAATCCGCAAAGTCGACCGTCAGCAACGCGATCAGCCGCATCAAAGGGCTGTTCCCGCTGTCGATCGGTAGGATCTTCTCAAATCTGAGACTGCCACACTTCAACATCAGCGGCGGCACTCCACCGTATGGAATCGGAGGCCTCGGCACAAAGCCGTCGATTTCCGTAAGTTGGTACGCTAAGGCGATGAGCAACCCGTATATGTTCTCTGACGCGACATTAT